TTTCCCTGTATCTTAAGACTTCTCCATATACTAAAAGCGTGCCCTAATATAGTAGATTTAAAATGTGCTCTAGGTAAAATTGCTAAATAATTAAGCCCATCTTCTATGCATTTCTCTACTTCTTCTGTTAGTTTACCCACATGCCACGCCTGAAAGTATTCAGGGTGTTCAAAACCTTGAGACCATATATCTCTAGTAAACTCCCAAAAACTACCTACAGCATACTTATTACTTTTTTCTAGTTTCTCTGCAAGTAGTTCAAATGCTTTTTCATATGTTGTTAGTTCATCACTCATTATCTTTTGATGCCATTAAGACTTTTAATTTAGCCGCTATTTTTTTAATTAATTCAGGATCATCTATTTCTTCTACTAAAATACCAACCACATCTTGAATAAACTGAACATTTATTAATCCCTCAGCAACCTGTCTCTCACCTTGTATTCCTATGTCTAATGCTTTCACCGCATCAAAAGCTCTTTCAAAAACCAATGAATTTAATTCTACACCAGCTTTATCTCTTATCCCTTTATATAATGCTTGGTGTTCATCTTGCATTCTAGCAAGTTTGGTTGATTCAGTCTCTTGTACTTTTTCCATAGCTTTAGCTTGTGTTTCTGCTTTTTTAGTTTTCCAATCGTCTTGTCTAACCCAAGCGTATATAGTTTGTTCATTAACAACTACTCTATGCTCTGCAGAAATTTGTTGGGCTATCTCTTTAGCAGAATACTCATCTGCTAAATATAATTTAAAAGCCCTGTCTTTTACAGCTTTTGGAAACTTCTTAGGCATTACATGTATGCAGTATTGGACCATCCAGTATCAGCGTTTCCTGATTCAATACTTCCTCCGTGTGGGCTTCCATCTGATTGTAGCAATTTACTAAAATCCATACCACCCTTGTTTTTATTACCAGCAGCGTTAAAACACTCTGGAACTTTGTGCTTCACACCACCCGTTGTGCTTATTTCTTTAAATTTTATACCTATCTCAGCTCTACTACAGACACCCCTTATCATTGCATCTTTTGGACCGAGAGGTTTGTATTGAGGGTTTTCTAATAAAGTTGCTATAGTTCGTTTAGCTCCTTCAGTTTGTATATTATGTATACATTTGTAGTAGTCACACCATACAACCTTAGCATACTTTGCTTTGAACTCTTCAGCAGTCATGCCTTCAGGTAATTTATCTTCTATTTTACTATCCTTTGGTTCTGGTGTGTCATAAAAATACGTTTTATTTTTTTGACCTGTAGTCTTTTTATATCCTTTAGGTGCTGCCATTATCTTTCTCCTTTTCTTGTCTTAAACCATAAAGTGCTACACAAGCTGCATCAGCATAGTCTTGTTCATCAAAATCATCATGATGCCATTTGCTTTTTACATAATTCATTATAGTTTCTTTCGCCTTACCCTTTTTAAATACTTCTTTGTTGTCTAAAACTTTTTTCCATTGTTGAGGTTTAGTTGTCAAACAATTAATATCATAATGATGTAAAAAGTAAATAATTGAATACACTATAGCAGTTATAGTGCGTGTTGTCAATGGGTTCTGTATATATAAAGAATCCTCAACACACACTAATTTAGCATCTTTGAAATCAGGTAAGTTACTGTGTATCTGGTCTACTATATCTAAAAATCTTGCATCAGCCGTTTTTAAATTTGAACCCCATTTGTATTTATCTATTAATTGTTCTTTGCCATCTAAAACTACAATGTGCACAGCTTTAGACGAACAATCTATCCCTATATATTTTTCCATCTATTGTAAAGGGATATCTTCTTTTATAATTTGTCTAGCAGTTAATTTGTCGTACACTTTATCTTCTAGTGCATCTCTTTTAAATACAGCCATAGTTGCTCCTACACCAACTGCAAGTGCTCCTACTACTGGTAAACTCTTTACTATTCCTTTTGCTATATCTTTACTTGTCATGTATTTCTCCTTTTATTTATTCTGATTCTAATACTTTCATACCTAATGCTATAATTCCACCTGTACATCCTGTGGCTATCTCTGTATATCCAAAATATACTCCAACTGCACTTAGAAGTCCAAGCACTATAATAGCTAAAAATATTTGTGGTCTTAATTTACCCATCATGTTAGTTTCCTCCTATTATTATTATACTCAAATTAATCATTTCCCTGAGTTCTTAGGGCTACAATTCTTGAAACAGTTGCCCAACATT